ATGACGCTGAGCTTCGCCCCGGACGCGATCGAGACGTGGCCGCTGTCGCGCCTCCAGCCCTACGCGAAGAACGCGAAGGCGCACGGGTCGGACCAGGTCGCGAAGATCGCCGCCAGCATGGTCGAGTTCGGCTGGACCGTGCCGTGTCTCGTCGCCGAGGACGGCGAACTGATCGCCGGCCATGGCCGCGTGCTCGCCGCGACGCAGCTCGGGCTGACCGAGGCGCCGGTCATCGTGCTCGGTCACCTGACCGAGGCGCAACGCCGGGCGTACCGCATCGCGGACAACAAGCTGACCGAACTCGGCACCTGGGACGAGGCGCTGCTGTCGGCCGAACTGAACGATCTGCTGGCTGAAGACTTCGACCTGTCGCTGGTCGGGTTTTCCGACGGCGAACTGGACAAGCTGCTGGCCTACGTCGCGGAAGACGACGGTGAAGAAGGTGGCACCGGAGGCTCCGTGCCGCCGGTGACCATCCCCGAACCGCCGCGTAACCCGGCCTCGCGCACGGGCGATCTGTGGATCCTCGGCGATCACCGGCTGCTCTGCGGGGACTCGACCAGCCACGACGATGTGCGCCGCCTGATGAACGGCGAGCGGGCGATCCTGTTCGCGACCGACCCGCCCTATCTGGTCGATTACGACGGCTCGAACCATCCGACCCGCAACAAGGACTGGTCGGCGTCCTATGGCACGACCTGGGATGACAGTTCTCAGGGGGCCGAGCTTTACGACGGCTTCATCGCGGCGGCCGTGGCCGAGGCGATCACCGAAGATGCTGCCTGGTACTGCTGGCACGCCTCGCGCCGCCAGGCGATGCTGGAAGCCTGCTGGGAAAAGGCCGGAGCCTTCGTCCATCAGCAGATCATCTGGGTGAAGGACTGCGGCGTCCTGACCCGGTCTCACTACCTCTGGAAGCACGAGCCCTGCTTCATGGGCTGGCGGCGTCCGAACCGCCCGCCGAAGGTCGCCGAGCAGACGCTGCCCTCGACGTGGGAGATGCCGTCCTTCGCCAAGGACGAGCGCCCCGACCACCCAACGCCGAAGCCGCTTGACGCCTTCGGCATCCCGATGCGCCAGCATGTGGCGCGCGGCGGCCTCTGCTACGAGCCCTTCTCGGGCTCGGGGTCGCAGATCATGGCGGGCGAGGCCAATGGCCGCCGCGTCTTCGCGATGGAAATCAGCCCGGCCTATGTCGATGTTGCCGTGGAACGCTGGCAGGCCGAGATTGGCCGCGACGCGATCCTCGACGGCGACGGCCGGACCTTCGCGCAGGTGAAGGCGGAGCGGCTGGGCGACAAGGCCGATGCCGCCTGATGGCCGTCTACTACAACGATGCCAACCCCGCGGCCTGTGCATGGCTGCGGGAGTTGATCGCGGCCGGGCTGCTGCCAGATGGCGATGTGGACGAGCGTTCCATCCTCGACGTCGAGCCCGCCGACCTGCGCGGCTTCGCGCAATGCCATTTCTTCGCCGGAATCGGCGGCTGGTCTTACGCGCTGCGACTCGCGCGCGTAGCGGAGGATCTGTCCGTCTGGACCGGTTCGCCGCCCTGCCAGCCATTCAGCCAGGCCGGGCAGCGCAAGGGACAGGACGATGACCGCCATCTCGCCCCGACCTTCCTGCGGCTCGTCGCGGCCTGCCGCCCGGAGCTCGTCTTCGGCGAGCAGGTCACCAGCGCGGCAGTGCTCGGACCGGTTGGCGGCGCGGCTCGAGCAGCAACTGAGGGCGCGGCTAGCTGGGCGTGGTTCGACGCTCTGGCAGATGCGCTGGAAGCGGCATCTTACGCCGTCGCGGCGGCTGATCTGCCGGCTGCGGGCATCGGCGCGCCGCACATCCGCCAGCGGCTGTTCTTCGGCGCCGTCGCCCTGGAAGCAGCCCCTCTCGGGATGGGCGACGGCCTCGGCGCGGGATCACAAGGACGGATCGGAATGCCGGGCGGTGCCGATCAATGCGCTGCTCGGCCGACAGGTCTGGCTGGCGGGTTGGCCGACGGCGATGGCGGGCTCGCCTGCGACGGAGCGCTACAACGCGGCCGGCAACACCGATGCGAGCCGCAGGACGGTGAAGCTGGTGGACTGGTCGATGGCGCCGACCCTGCCGGGGCCAATGCGACGGACGGCGTCTGGCGAGATCCGGACTGGCTCCTCTGCCGCGATGACAGCTGGAGGCCCGTTGAGCCCGGAACATTCCCGCTGGCTGATGGGATACCCGGCCGCATGGGGCTGATGCGGGGCTACGGCAATGCGATCGTGCCGCCGCTCGCGGCGAAGTTCGTGATGGCTTTCATGGAGAGCCTGCGATGAAGCAGAGCCGGACCATGTCGATGCTCGAGGCCACGGCAAACGTTGTCGTCGGCTACGTTTTGGCCATCGCCACGCAGATCGTCGTGTTCCCTTGGTTCGGGATCGAGACGGGCCTCGCGGAGCATCTGTCCATCGGCCTCGCCTTCGTGGGCGTGTCGCTGGCGCGGGGCTATCTGCTGCGCAGGCTGTTCGAGGCGATCCGGATACGGAGCTTGGAATAAGGGACCGCCGCCCCATGCGGGACGGCGGCATCGGGACCGTCGTGATATGCGGTGTCAGTCCTCGGCGATCATGTACGCCCTGCCGCGCCCCTCGATCTTGTCAGAGGTGATCGTCAGGCCGAGTTTCTTTTTCAACGCGCCGGCAAGCGCACCCCTCACCGTGTGCGGTCTCCAGTCCAAGGCGCTGACGATCTCGTCGATGGTTGCGCCACCCTCGGCGCGGAGCATCTCGATCAACTTCGCCTGCTTCGTTCCCTCGCGCGGCTTGCGCGTCTTGGGCGCGGCCTCAGGTTCTTTGGGAGTGTCCGGCGCGGGCTCCTCGGTCGGCGCGTCCGTCGCGCCCGCAGGCGCGGGGTTCGCGTCCTTGAGCTCGATGCCGATGGCGGCCAGCCCCGCGTCGGTGGCGACCAGCGTCACGCCGTGGCCGTCGCCGGTCTCGCGCCAGACGGGCTCGCCGTTGCGAATGTCGGCGTCGACCTCTTCGAGGAAGCCCTTGGCGAGCATCGCGCCGATCACTTTTGCGGCGGCCCCGCCGCGCAGGGACTCGGGCAGCGGCAGGGCGATGTGCTCGGGCCGCTGAGCGGCGGCGCTCAGGATCAGGGCTTGGGTGTCGGAAAGCTTGGTCATCGTCGTCTCCCGTATCGGGGCGCGCGGCATGCGGGCCCTTCTACGAGGTCGAGCCCGCCAGTCGGCGGGCGGGACCGGGAGCGGGTCGTCTTACTCGGCGTGTTCGCCTTCGTTGAAGGCCATGTCGGTGATCTCGCGCAGCTTGGCGCTGTAGTGGTTCAGGGTGCCGACATGGCTCCAGTTGATCTCGTCGGGGTGGGTCTCGAAATGGTCCGCGCTCAGGGCGGCGAGCCGCTCCAGCATCGCATCGATCTCGGAGTTGGCGGCGATGAAGGCGTCGAGGGCTTTCGTGTTTTCGGTCGCGCAGCGGGTCATTTTGGTGGCTCCGTAGTGAGTTGCATCGTCCTTGTGGAAGGGACGTTCGCTCCGGTCGCGACGCTTATCAACTCTATAAGCACATGATTTCGAATGATAATCGGAGCTGTCTATGCAGGGCATGAGCGAGCGCCAGTACGCCGCCCATGTCGGGCTGTCGCGGGGCGCGATCCAGAAGGCGAAGGCGGCTGAGCGCCTGGTCCTCTATCCCGACGGCAGCATCAACGCGGCCGCCAGCGACGCCAGACGGGCCGAGACGACGGACCCGTCGAAGACCCGCAAGCCGCCCGCGCCGAAGCTGAAGCCCGTCCCCGAGGCTGCCGTGGCCGCCGTCGGCGACACGCTGCGCGAACAGGGTCTGGCTGTTCCGGCGGTGGGCGGCGGCACGACCTTCCTGCAGGCCAAGACCGCGAACGAGGTGCTGAAGGCGCAGGAGCGGCGCATCCGGCTCCAGAAGCTGAAGGGGGAGTTGATCGAGCGGGCCCGCGCGCTGGCGCTGGTGTTCCGGCTGGCGCGGGAGGGACGGGACGCGTGGGTGAACTGGCCCGCACGCGCGGCGGCGCTGATGGCGGCCGAGCTCTCGGGCTCATCCAGCGACGCGACGGGCCAGCAGATCACCGTGGAGCCAGCCGCGATGCAGAAGGTGCTGGAGAAACATGTACGCGCCCACCTCGCCGAACTCGCCGAGGTCCGGCCCGACTTCCGGTGATGATGATGGCCTGACGGACTTCGACGGCGCGGGCGAGATCCTGCGCGCCTGGGGCAACGGGCTCAGACCCGACCCCGACCTGACCGTCTCGGAATGGGCGGACCGGCACCGGATGCTTTCGGGCCGCGCCTCGGCCGAACCCGGGCGATACCGCACGCTGCGCACGCCTTACATGCGCGAGATCATGGACCGGCTGTCGCCCGGCGATCCAACCCAGCGGATCGTGTTCATGAAGGCCGCGCAGGTCGGCGCGACCGAGGCCGGCAACAACTGGATCGGCTTCGCCATCCATCAGGCGCCGGGGCCGATGCTGGCGGTCCAGCCTACAGTGGAACTGGCCAAGCGAAACTCACGGCAGCGGATCGACCCGCTGATCGACGAGAGCCCGGAACTGCGGGAGCGGGTGAAGCCCGCGCGCTCGCGCGACGCGGGCAACACGATGCTGTCCAAGGAATTCGCGGGCGGCATCCTGATCATGACCGGCGCGAACTCGGCGGTCGGGCTGCGCTCGACCCCGGCGCGCTACATCTTCCTCGACGAGGTCGACGCCTATCCGGCCTCGGCCGACGAGGAAGGAGATCCGGTCACGCTGGCGGAAGCGCGGTCGCTGACCTTCGCCCACCGACGCAAGGTGTTCCTGGTCTCGACGCCGACCATCCGGGGGCTGAGCCGGATCGAGCGGGAGTACGAGGCGAGCGATCAGCGCCGGTTCTTCGTGCCATGCCCGCACTGTGGCCATGCGCAATGGCTCAAGTTCGACCGTCTGCGCTGGCAGAAGGGCAAGCCGGAGACGGCGGAGTATCACTGCGAGGGCTGCGACGCGGCAATCGCGGAACACCACAAGACGGCGATGCTGGAGGGCGGCGAATGGCGCGCGACCGCCACGGCCGCCGATCCGAGCACGGTCGGGTATCATCTCTCGGCGCTCTACTCGCCGATCGGCTGGCTGAGCTGGGAGCGGATCGTGCGGGCATGGGACGCGGCACAGGGCTCGGACGAGGCGATCAAGGCGTTCCGCAACACGATCCTCGGCGAGACATGGGTAGAGACTGGCGAAGCCCCGGACTGGCAGCGGCTCTACGACCGGCGCGAGCGCTGGACATTCGGCACGGTGCCTGCGGGCGGGCTGTTCCTGACCGCCGGGGCCGACGTGCAGAAGGACCGGATCGAGGTCGACGTCTGGGCCTGGGGTCGCGGGCTCGAAAGCTGGCTCGTCGATCACGTCGTGATCGAGGGCGGGCCGGACCGGCACGACGCGTGGTCGGAACTGACTGCGCTGCTGGATCGGTCCTGGCCGCATGAACGCGGCGCGCATCTGCGCATCGCGCGGCTTGCCATCGACACCGGCTACGAGGCCCCGGCGGTCTATGCCTGGTCGCGGGCGCAGGGGTTCGCGCAGGTGTCGCCGGTGAAGGGCGTCGAGGGGTTCAACCGCTCGAGCCCGGTCTCGGGCCCGACCTTCGTCGACGCGACAGAGGGCGGCAAACGCCTGCGGCGCGGGGCGCGGCTCTGGACCGTGGCGGTGTCGACCTTCAAGGCCGAGACCTACCGCTTCCTGCGGCTGGCACGCCCGAACGAGGAGGAGATGGCCGACGGGGCGGCGTTCCCGCCCGGCTCGGTGCACCTTCCGCATTGGGTCGAGAACGAATGGCTGAAGCAGTTCGTGGCCGAGCAACTGGTGACGGTGCGCGCGAAGCGCGGCTTCGCTCGGCTCGAATGGCAGAAGCTGCGCGAGCGCAACGAGGCGCTGGATTGCCGGGTCTATGCCCGCGCCGCCGCCTGGATTGCGGGCGCGGATCGCTGGCCCGACGAGAAATGGCGCGACCTCGAGGATCAACTCGGGGCCGCCCCCACCGACACCGATCCCGCCGGGCAGATCAACCGGCCGGGACAGGCCCCGCAGGGCAAGCGCCGCTCCGACTGGCTCGGACGGCGCGGAGGATGGTTCTGAACATGACCGACTGGACGGACACCGAGCTTTCGGCGCTGCGCCGGGCCTATGCCAGCGGCACGACCCGGGTCAGCTATGACGGCAAGTCCGTCGACTACGGCTCGGCCGAGGATCTGCTGGCCCGCATCCGGACCATCGAACGCGCTATCGCAGGCACCACCCGGCCGCTGCCGGTGGCCGGTCTGGCTGGCTTCTCTCGCGGGGACCGGTGATGTCGGCGACCTGGTTCGATCATGCCATCGCATCGGTGGCCCCGCGCATGGCGGCCCGCCGCGTGCTGGCGCGCCAAGCCTTCGAGACGCTGACACGGGGCTATGACGGCGCCGCGCGCGGACGTCGCACTGATGGCTGGCGTGCCCCCGGATCGTCGGCCGACACCGAGATCGGCGTCGCCGGGGCGCTGCTGCGCGACCGGATGCGGGATCTCGTGCGCAACAACCCGCACGCGGCGAAGGCCGTCGCGGTACTGGTCAACAACATCATCGGCGCGGGGATCATGCCGCGCGCCGCCAGCGGCGACGACAAGCTGGACCGGAAGGTCGATGCGCTCTTCGAGCGCTGGACGGCGCAGTGCGACGCGGACGGCCAACTCGACTTCTACGGGCTGCAGACGCTGATCTGCCGCGAGATGGTCGAGGCGGGCGAGGTCCTGGTGCGCCGCCGGTTGCGGCGAGCGAGCGATGGCCTGCCGGTGCCGCTGCAATTGCAGGTGCTGGAAGCCGACTTTCTCGACGCCACGAAATCCGGCGCCCTCGGCGCGGGGCGACTGGTCCAGGGGATCGAGTTCGACCCGGTCGGCAAGCGCCGGGCCTACTGGCTGCACGCCGAACATCCGGGCGACGCTTACGGTGCCTTGCAGAACGGGTTGCAGAGCCGCCCGGTCCCGGCGACCGAGATCGCCCATGTCTACGAGAAGCAGCGCACGCAGGCGCGCGGCGTTCCCTGGGGCGCGCCGGTGATCCGCAGCTTGCGCGATCTCGACGACTATGAGGTCGCCGAGCTGGTCCGCAAGAAGACCGAGGCCTGTGTCACCGCCATCGTCTTCGGCGACGACGAGGCGCAGCAGGGCATCGCGCCCTCCGTGGTCGATGCCGACGGCAACCGGGTCGAGCAGTTCGAGCCGGGGCTGATCGCCTACGCGCGTGGCGGCAAGGACATCCGGTTCAACCAGCCCTCGGCCACCGGCGGCTACGGCGAATACAAGCGGGCGAGCCTGCACACGATCTCGGCCGGGTTCCGGGTGCCCTACGAGCTGCTGACGGGGGACCTGAGCCAGGTCAACTATTCCTCGATCCGGGCGGGCCTCGTCGAGTTCCGCCGCCAGATCGACGCAGTGCAGTGGCAGCTCTTCATCCCGATGTTCTGCGCCCCGGTCTGGCGCTGGTTCACGGAAGCCGCGTGGGCGGCGGGCCAGATCCCGTCGCCGACCGTGCCGGTCGAGTGGTCGCCGCCGAAGTTCGAGGCGGTCGATCCGCAGAAGGACGCGATGGCGAACCTGCTGTCGATCCGCTCCGGCACCATGACGCTGGCTGAGGTGATCGCGAAACAGGGCCGCAACCCCGACGCCGTGTTGGCCGAGATCGCGGCGACCAATGCGAAACTGGACGCGCTGGGGCTGGTTCTCGACAGCGATCCGCGGCGGGTGACCAAGACCGGCAGCGCGCAGGCCAGCGATCCGGTGAATGATCCCGCCGCCGACGAACCAAACACCGACGACCCAGCCGCCGACGCGGACCCCGATCCGGCGCAGACCGACCAACAGGACTGACCTCATGAACACGATGATCGAACTGCCGGCCATGCGCCGGTCGGCGGAGCTTGCGCCGAACAGCGTCGACCCGGAGGCCCGCACCGTCGAGGTGATCTGGTCGGCCGGGGCCCGCGTCCGCCGCGCGAGCTTCTTCGGCGAGCCCTATGACGAGGAGCTGAGCCTCGACCCCGCCCATGTGCGCCTCGACCGGCTGAACGCGGGCGCGCCCTTCCTGAAGGTGCACGAGGTCGACACGCTCGACGCGGTGATCGGCTCGGTCGTGCCCGGCTCCGCCCGCATCGAGAACGGACGCGGCATCGCACAGGTGCGGATCAGCGAGCGCGCCGACGTCGAGCCGATCTGGCGCGACATCCAGGCCGGGCACATCCGCGCGGTCTCGATCGGCTATCAGGTCCATCGGTTCGACATTTCCAAGCCCGATGGCGGCCGCGAGCTCTGGCGGGCGGTCGACTGGACCCCGTTCGAGGTCTCAGCCGTGCCGGTCGGCGCCGACCCCGCCGCCGGTTTCCGCGCCAAGGGCGAACACCACGACTGCGTCCTTCATCGCCGGGACGCCCCCACACCGCAAGGAGCATCCCCGATGACGGACAAGACCCAGACCCCGGCGAGCGACGCCGCAACCCCCGCCACCACCCAGCCGACCGAGCCGGTCGAAACCGAGGACGCCACCATGACCGAGCCGAAAGCGGCTGCGCCCGACCCGAAGGTCGCGGCCAGCGAGCGCAGCCAGCCGAAGACGCAGGCAACTCCCACGCCCGACACCGAAGCCGTCGCCACTCGCGCACGCGAGGCCGAGCGCGATCGCGTCTCCACCATCTACGATCTGGCGGGCCGCCTGAACCTTGAGCGCGGCTTCGCCGAGGATCTGGTGAAGCGCGGCGTCAGTGTTGACGAGTGCCGCCGCCTGATCCTCGATCAGGTCGCAGCCAAGTCCGACGAGACCCGGACCTTCCCGCACGTTTCCGTGCCGCTCGGTGGTCGGGACGAGCGCATCACCCGTCGCGACGCGGTGGCGAACGCGCTGCTGCACCGCTACAGCCCGACGCTGTTCCAGCTGGAGGACGCCGCCCGCCAGTACCGCGGCATGACGCTGCTGGAACTGGCCCGCGAAAGCCTCGGCAATGCCGGGGTCAACACGCGGGGCCTTTCGCGCGACGAGGTGGCGACGCGCGCGCTGCACTCGACCTCGGACTTCCCAGAGATCCTGTCGGCCGTCACCAACAAGACCCTGCGGCAGGCCTACGAGGCCTATCCCCGGACGTTCATGCTGTTCTGCCGCCAGGTGCTCGCCACCGACTTCAAGGCGATGCACCGGGTCCAGCTCGGTGAGGCGCCGCAGCTGCTTGAGGTCGGGGAGAGCGGCGAGTTCAAGCGCGGGACGCTCGGAGAGTCGAAGGAGAGCTACAAGGTCAAGACCTATGGCCGGGTGGTCGCGATCACCCGCCAGACGCTGATCAACGACGATCTCGACGCCTTCACCCGCATCCCGGCGATGTACGGCAACTCCATCGCCCAGCTGGAGTCGGACGTGGTCTGGGGCATCATCACCGCCAACCCGTCCATGGCCGACGGCAACGCGCTGTTCCACACCACCCACAAGAACCTCGCGGGCACCGGCGCGGCGCTCGACGTCAGCAGCGTCGGCGCGGCGCGGGCGGCGATGGCCAAGCAGATCGGCCTCGACAAGAAGACGGTGCTGAACGTCCGGCCTGCCTTCCTGATCGTGCCCGCTTCGTTGGAACTAAAGGCCGAGCAGCTGGTCGCCCAGAACCTCGTGCCCGCCGCGACCTCCAGCGTCGTGCCGCAGTCGATCCGCACGCTGGCGCCGATCAGCGAGCCCCGGCTCGACGCCGCCAGCGAGACCGCCTGGTATCTGGCGGCCAGCCCGAACCAGATCGACACCATCGAGTACGCCTATCTCGAGGGTCAGCAGGGCGCGTACATCGAGACGCGCAACGGCTTCGACGTCGATGGCGTCGAGATCAAGTGCCGCCTCGACTTCGGCGCCAAGGCCATCGACTGGCGCGGCCTCTACAAGAACCCGGGCGCGTAACCCGCACCCCATGCAGAACCCTGACAGGCGGGCGGTCCAATCGGGCCGCCCTTCGCTTTTCCGAAAGGACCCTCGCGATGAAAACCTACGTCCAGCCCGGCAACACCATCACCCTGACCGCGCCCTATGCCGTCGCCTCGGGCGATGGCCTGCTCGTGGGCTCCATCTTCGGCATCGCCGCCGGAGCGGCTGCCCTCGGCGACGCGGTCGAGACCGCGCTCGTCGGCATCTTCGACATCACAAAGGTCGGCTCCCAGGCCTGGGCCGTCGGCGCCAAGGTCTATTGGGACGACACCAACAAGCGCTGCACCACGGTCGCGACCGACAACACCCTCATCGGCGTGGCTGTCGAGGCGGTGGCGAGCGGCGCCGGCGACACCATCGGCCGGGTACGGCTGAACGCGAGCTTCTGATGAGCGCCTTCGCCGCCGCCGTCGGTGCGCTCTTTGCCGATCCCAATATCGGCCGGGACGCGGTCTACATCGCCGACGGCGGCGCGCCCGTGCTGGTGCGTGCCGTCGCCCGGCGCGCGGATGCGATCAGCGATTTCGGCGATGCGCGGCTGTGGTCCGAGACCACCCGGATCGACCTGCGTGTCGCCGAGGTGGCGAACCCGCGCCCCGGCGACCGCATCGAGATCGACGGCGACGCCTTCCTCATCCAGGGAGAGCCGGTTCGCGACCGCGAGCGGCTGGTCTGGACCGTGGATCTGAGGCCCGCGTGAAACTGAAGCTCGACATCGATCCAGACATCGTTGCGATGATGGCGGCGGAGGTGGCGGCGGGCGAACGCGCGGTGACAGCCGCCATGCGCGAGGCCGGAACTGGGTTGAAGACCGCCTGGCGTTTGCAGATCACCGGCGCGGGGCTCGGGCCCCGGCTGGCCAACTCGATCCGCAGCCAGAATTTCCCGAGGTCGGGCGAGAGCCTGGACGCGGCAGCTCTCGTCTGGTCCAAGGCTCCGGTCATCGTGGGCGCGCATGACACGGGGCCGCTGATCCGCTCGAAAAACGGGTTCTGGCTGGCGATCCCGCTGCCCGCCGCAGGCAAGTCCCTGCGCGGCGGCAGGATAACGCCCGGCGAATGGGAACGGCGGCGCGGTCTGCGCCTGCGCTTCGTCTATCGCCGCACAGGTCCGAGCTTGCTAGTGGCGGAGGGACGGCTGAACACGAAGGGTCAGGCCGTGGTGTCACGCTCGAAGACCGGACGCGGCAAAGTCACCGCTCCGATCTTCCTGTTGGTCCCGCAAGTGAAGCTGCCGAAGCGGCTGGACCTGGCACGGGATGCGGCACGGGCGCATGAGGCGGTGCCGGGGTTGATCGTGGCGAACTGGGTGGAGGCCAAGATGCGGTGATGGCCGCTATGCGGAATTCGCTGCCGTTCGGCGCTCTGACTTCAATGACTGCTTCTGCGCAGCCGCCTCAGGCGGTTCTCAGATCGGCCCTCGCGTCGCGAACGATGGACCAGGACGAATGCAGGAAGAGTCCGGCGACCCCGAAGGCCACGATCAGGTCGGGCCAGGCGCTACCGAGCCATGCGACGAGGCCGGCGGCAACGACCACGGCTGCGTTGCCAATGGCGTCGTTGCGAGAAAACAGCCACACGGCCCGCATGTTGGCGTCACCCTTGCGGAACCGCAGCAGCGGCAGGACTGCGAGAACGTTGACCACAAGCGCGATCAAGCCGAACAGCCCCATCAAACCCGCATCCGGAGTTGCCTGCGTGAAGACCCCCCAGATCGTTGTCCCGAGGACGCCGAGGCCGAGGATGCCGAGGAAGATACCCTGGATCAGGGCGGATCGCGCCCGCCAGACAAGGCTCCAACCGATGGCCAGCAGTCCCAGGAAGGTGATGAGGCCGTCGCCGATGAAGTCGAGCGCATCCGCCTTCACGGCCTGCGATCCGGCAATGAAACCGCCGACCATTTCAACAAGGCCATAGCCGACGTTCAGGATCACGACGATCCACAGGGCGCGTCGATAGGCCGGGTCCTGATGGGCCGCGCCCCGCTCCGCGTCGTCGTCGCCCTCGATGCGGTCGAACGCGTAACCTGTCGTCTCCACGGCCCGCTCGATCTCGGGCAGGCTTCCTTCGGGAACGTTCAGGGTCATGATGTGGGTGGCCGAAGACACCTTCACCGCATCTGGCCCGACGCCAGCAGATTGCGCGGCCCGCTCGATCTGTGCCGCGTCTTTGGCGCAATCCATGCCGGAGACGCGGTAGCGGAAGGATGCGACCTCGGCGGCCGATCCGGTGCTTTGGGGGTTGGCCATGCTCGCTTCGCTCCTGATAAGGTGGGTCGAGAAATATATCAGCGAGCAATGATATGGAGCAGATTGCCACCGACCGCAATCCCGCTGCGACAGCCACGGAGCGCCGGGCGAAGCTGTTTCGTGGCCTCGCGGACCCAAGCCGGTTGGCGATCCTCGATACCCTACGGGAGGGTCCGCTCGTCGTTCATGAGATCGTCGGGCGGACAGCCCTGACGCAACCTAACGTCTCCAACCATCTGCGATGCCTGTCGGATTGCGGCCTCGTCACCAGCATTCGTGATGGGCGCTTCGTCCGCTACCAGATCAGCAGCCTGCGGATCGCGGATTTCCTGCGCGATGCGGACGCGCTGCTCGACATTGTGGCCGAAGGCATCGAAGCGTGCCGCAACTACCGCTTGGATGAAGATGAAATTCCACCCGGTGGTCCGTAACGGTCGCAAGACGACATCTGCCGTTCGTGCGGGTCGCAGAATTGGTCCAAGGGCTCGAAGCCGACCTTCTCCGCATCTGCAACATAGCAAGAACCCATGCCCACACCCCGCGAAAGAATCCTGACCGCGCTGCACGTGCGGTTGTCGTCGCTGCCTGCCACCGCGCTGCGGGGTGACGTGTTGCCCGAACGCGTGCCGGCCGAGGGCTTGCTGATCCTGCGCGACGGCGAGCCGGGGGAGCCGGAGGTCACGCTGTCGCCCCTGCGGTACCACTACCAGCATCAAGCCGAGATCGAGGCGGTCGTGCAGGGCGCCGGCCGTGACGCCGTCTTCGACACTCTGACCGCCAGCGTAGGCACCGCGCTCGCCACCGACCGTACGCTGGGTGGGCTTTGCGACTGGGTCGAGGCGGAAGCGCCGAGGCCGGTCGATCTTCCGGTCCAGGGCGCGGCCAGCCTGAAGGCCGCCGTGATCGCGGTGGTGCTGCACTATTCCATGGCCGATCCGCTCGGCTGATCCCGACAATCCGAGGAGAACACCATGGCACGAGCCCAGGGGGCGCGGGCGCTGATGGCGCTTGCCTTCGAGAATACCTATGGAACGCCGCCTGTTGGCGGCTACACCCGCATGCCCTTCGCCAGCACCTCGCTCGGCGCCGAGCAGCCGCTGTTGAACTCGGAGCTGCTGGGGTACGGCCGCGATCCGCTGGCGCCGATCAAGGACGCGGTCACGGCCGACGGCGATGTCGTGGTGCCGCTCGACGCGGAGGCCTTCGGCTTCTGGCTGAAGGCGGCCTTCGGCTCGCCCACGACCACGGGCGCGGAGGCCCCGTACAGCCACGAGTTCCAGTCTGGCTCCTGGACGCTGCCCAGCATGTCGATCGAGACCGGCATGCCGGAGGTGCCGCGCTACGCGATGTATTCGGGCTGCGTGCTCGACCAGATCACCTGGCAGATGCAGCGTTCGGGCCTGCTGACCGCAACCGCGCGGCTGGTTGCACAGGGCGAGACGGTGGGCACGACCACCGGCGCCGGAACGCCTGCCGCGCTGGAGCTGAAGCGCTTCGGCCATTTCAACGGGTCGATCACGCGCAATGGCACGGCGCTCGGCAATGTGGTCTCGGCCGAGATCACCTATGCCAACAATCTCGACCGGATCGAGACGATCCGGAGTGATGGCAGGATCGACGGCGCGGACCCGTCCATCGCCGCGCTCACCGGTCGGATCGAGGTCCGCTTCGCCGACCAGACGCTGGTGACGCAGGCCATCAACGGCGACCCTTGCGAGATGGAATTCGCCTACGTCCTGCCCTCGGGCGAGAGCTTCACGTTCACGGTGCACGCCGTCTACCTGCCGCGCCCGCGCATCGAGATCTCCGGGCCGCAGGGCGTGCAGGCGACGTTCGACTGGCAGGCGGCGCGCGACAGCGTCGTCGGCCGGATGTGCACCGCAACCCTGATCAACGACATCGAGGTTTATTGACGATGCTGACGCTCGACCTGACCAACGCCCCGCGCTGCCATGACCTCGCGCCCGGCGTCCGTGTGCAGCTGCGCCCGCTGACCACCGCGCTGATGGTGGCGACGCGCAGCGATCCGGCTGTCGAGGCTGTGCCTGAGGACGCCTCCGACGAAGAGCGCGCTGTCGCCTTCGCCAAGGCGCTGGCACGACGAGCGGTGCTCGCCTGGGAAGGCATAGGCGACGCCGACGGCAACCCCATCGACCCGAGCCCGGAGGCCATCGACGCGCTGCTCGACGTCTGGCCGATCTTCGAAGCGTTCCAGCTGACCTACGTCTCCAAGGGCCTGCTGCTGGAACAGGAAAAAAACGCCTCCGCGCTCTCGCCGAATGGTCCTTCGGCGGGGGCGAGCGGTACTGCGAAGTCTGCGCGCACGCCTGCCCGGACTGCCCGGCGCGGTTGAACCGTCCGGAAACGCCGGAGGGTTGGCAGGTCTGGGACCTGGTCGGCCGCCTCGGCGGCCAACTTCGCGTGCTGCCAGGCGCTGTGATCGGCTGGGACATGTCGGCGGCGCTGGCGCTCGGTGACGCGCTCGGCGTGCCGCCTCTCGCCATGGCCGAACTGCTGCCCGTCACCGAAGCGGTGATGGTGCGGAAGCTGAACGAGGAGCTGAGCGCGAATGGCGGCCCGGGGGTCAGGCCTTGATCTTCTCGATCAGCGTGACGCCGGGCAGTCCCTCGAAATGTGCGTCGCAGGTCAGGAGCGTCGCGCCCTGCGCGCGGGCGGTTGCGAAGATGATCGCGTCGGCAGTAGCGAGCTTGTGCTCCCGGCACGCCTCCGCCGCCGCCAGCGCGATCTCGGTGTCGAGCGGCACCACATGGCAGACCTGCGTGAAGGCGATGACCTGATCCGCCTTGTCCTCGCCGACCTCGCGCGTCAGCCATTTCGCCAATTCGAGCTGGACCATTGTCGGGACGAGCCACTCGGCCTGTTCGGGCAGATGTTCGGACAGCTTCTCGCCGGTCGGCGAGCCGATGAGCCACTCGATCCAAGCCGACGTGTCGACGAGGATCATCAGAACCGTTCCGTCCGGTCGCGATAATCGGTGGCGGACGCGCCGCGCGCGAGCCCCTTCAACGCCTCCCGCTTCGGCACCGGCACAAGCAGGACGCCCGTGCCTTTCGGGGTGAAGGCAAAGGTCAGACCGGCCTCCCAGTGCTGGGCGGCCCGGATCGCCTTGGGAATCGAGATCTGGAACTTCGAGGACAGGGTCGCGGTCTCGGCCATGGTCATACCTTCACTTGATCGATGGCATAAACGTAAGACGCCTATACGGCGAAAGCAAGGAGTCTGACCGATGGCCGAGAAACGCGTCAGCGTCCGCCTTGCTGCGGTCGGCGGGCGACAGGTGCGGGCCGAGCTGGAAGGTGTCGGCGAAGCCGGGTCGCGAGGCTTTGGACGGCTGAGCCGCGAAATGGAGGCGGCGAACGCCCGACTCGCGGCCTTCTCGCGGCGGGTCCGGGTCGCAGCCGCCGCGGCCGTGGCAGCCGCTGCCGCTGCAGGCGTAGCGATGATCCGGTCCGGCCTGCAAACCGTCGATGCACAGGCGAAGCTGGCTCAATCGCTCGGCACGACCGTTGCCTCGATCCAAACGCTGGAGCGTGCGGGCGAGTTGGCGGGCGTGTCGATGTCCGGCATCGAGCAGGCCACCAAGGATCTGACGCGCCGTCTCAGCCAGGCGGCCGCCGGGAGTGGCCCCGCCGCCGATGCGCTGGACCGGCTGGGGCTTTCCGCCAACGACCTGATCGCTTTGCCGCTGGACCAGCGGGTCGGCGCGATCAACGCCGCCATCGAGAGCTTCGTGCCCGCCGCCGAACGCGCTGCCGTGGCAGGCCAGCTCTTCGGCGAGGAAGGCTCCATCGCGATGTCGCGGATCGACACCGCGACGCTGCGCCAGGCGACCGAGGACGTCCTCGCCTTCGGTGTCGTCGTCTCGGAGCAGGATGCCGACCAGATCGAACGGACGAACGATGCCATCTCACGGCTCGGGCTGATCTGGCGCGGGCTGTCGAACCAGCTCGCTGTGGCGGCCGCGCCCGCGCTTGAAGCCGTTGCCGATGCCCTGGCGGCGGTCGCCAGCCGCACCGGCCCGCTCGGCATCGCGATCCGCGGTCTCTTCGACAACATCGGTCGCCTGATCACCTATGCCGCGACCTTCGCGGCGTTCCTCGCGGGCCGCTGGGTCGCTGGCATGGCCGCCGCGGCGCTCTCGGTCCGTGGCCTCGCCACCGCGCTCGTCGTCCTGCGCGGCGCGCTGATCCGGACCGGCATCGGGGCTCTGATCGTCGGCGCGGGCGAGCTCGTCTACCAGTTCACCCGCCTCGTCTCCGGCGCGGGTGGGTTCGGTGAGGCGATGTCGCTCCTGAAGGACCTCGCCGTCGAGGTCTGGGAGCGGATCAGGAAGGGCGCCGCTGCGGCGGGCGCAGCCGCCACGGCGATGTTCTTCGACCTGAAGGCGGATGCCGCCTCGGGCATGCAGAGCGCCATCGAGAGCGTCGTCGGTTTCGGCAATACCGCGGCGAATACGTTCGAAGGCGCCTACGAGGCGATCAAGGCGATCTGGGGTCTGCTGCCCGCCGCCATCGGCGATCTGGCATTCCAGGCGGCCAACAGCCTGGTCGACGGCGTCGAGGCGATGCTGAACGGCGTGGTCTCGCGCATCAACGGCTTCATCGGAGGCATCAACCAGGGGCTGGAAGCGCTCGGGTCGGAGCGCCGCATCTCGCTTGTGCCCGACCTCAACCTCGGCGAGATCGAGAACCGCTTCGAGGGCGCGGCAACGGCCGCGACGACGGCCGCGCAGACGGCGTTCGACCGGGCCTTCGAGGACAAACCGCTCACCGCACCCGACCTCGGCCTGACCGAGGCGGCGAACCGGGCGCTCGAGTCCGCGAACCTTTACCGCGGCGCCGCGCGCGACCTTGCGGAAGGGGCCCGCGCGCCGCTCGAAAGCTGGCAAGCGCTGCGCGACGCGGTGCGCGGTACCGACGAGGCCAGTGCCGACGCTCTGATCGATGCCACTGGTGCTGCCGAGCGGCTGGAGACGGCGCTCGGCGATGCCGGACGCGCCGCCACGGGTGCCGGCGCAGCGGCCGGTACTGCCGCCGCTGCGGCGGAGCCCGCGGCCGAAGCAGCTGTCACCGGCTGGCAGGCCGTCACCGCCGCGCTGTCCGACTACGCCAGCAAGGCGCGCGAGATCGGTGGCGATATCGGCCAGAGCCTCGTCGGCGCCTTCCAGTCGGCCGAGAACGCCGTGGGCCAGTTCGTGAAGACCGGCAAGCTGAACTTCCGCGATCTCGTCACCTCGCTGCTGGCCGATCTCGCCCAGCTCGCGGCGCGCCGGTTCATCCTCGGACCGATTGCCAATGCGCTCTCCGGCGTGTTCTCCGGTGCGGGCGGCATCTTCGCCAACGTCCTGCATGCGGGCGGGATGGTCGGATCGGCCGGACCTTCGCGGATGGTCCCGGCCATGGCCTTCGCCGCCGCGCCCCGGATGCATTCCGGCGGGATGGCCGGGCTTCGGCATGATGAGGTGCCCGCAATCCTGCAACGCGGCGAGCGGGTGCTGTCGCGGCGCGAGGCACAGAGCTACGGCGCGGGCGGCGGGGTCAACGTCACGATCATGGCCCGCGACGCCGAGAGCTTCCGTCAATCGCGGACGCAGGTTGCAGCAGATATCGCTCGCGCCGTGTCGCTCGGGCGGAGGGGCATGTGATGGCGTTTCACGAGGTCCGGTTTCCCGACAACGTCAGCCGGGGCGCGCGGGGCGGCCCGGAGCGGCGCACGCAGATCGTCGAGCTCGCCTCTGGCGACGAGGAGCGCAACGCCAGCTGGGCGAACTCGCGCCGCCGCTACGATGTCGCCTACGGCATCCGCCGCGCTGACGATCTGGCGGCGGTGGTCGCCTTCTTCGAGGCGCGGAACGGTCGCCTACATGGCTTCCGGTTCAAGGACTGGGGCGACCACAAGTCCTGCCTTCCCTCTGGCACACCTTCGCCGACCGACCAGACGATCGGCACCGGCGACGGCACGACGACCGCCTTCCAGCTGGTGAAGCGCTACGCCTCCGGCGCGCAATCCTGGTCGCGCGCCATCGCCAAGCCGGTGGCGGGCATCGTGCGCATTGCGCTCGCCGGGGTCGAGCAGCCCTCCGGCTGGTCGGTCGACACCGCCACCGGCGTCGTCACCTTCAGCGTCGCGCCGGGCGCTGGCACCGCCATCACCGCGGGCTTCGAGTTCGACGTGCCGGTCCGCTTCGACACCGACGTGCTCGACGTGACGCTCGACCTCGAGCGGCTCGGCTCGATCACCTCCATTCCGCTTCTGGAGATCCGGCGATGAACGACACCGGCAGCTTCGTTGCGGCCGTGCTGCGCGAGCTCGCAGCCTCGACCGCCGTGATCCTCGCTGCCTGGGGCGCGCTCGGCGGCGCCACCAACGCGCTGACCACGAAGATGCGGCTGCGCGATGCGCTGCGGCATATCCTGCTCGGCGGGCTGATCGCGGCCGGGATGGGCAGCCTCTCCATGGCCGTGATCACCGCCTGGCTCAGCCTTCCGCCCGAAGCGATCCCCGCGGGCGGCGCTGCCGGGTCGGCCGCCTATCTCGTGGGAGTCTTCGGGCCAGCCTTCATCGAGATGCTGCTCGCCCGCCTGCGCCGCGCCAATGAAGGCGGCGGCGATGAATGAACTTCTCCGCCTAGCGCGCGCCCTCCGCTGCGAACCCACCGACCCCCGGCAGGCCTTCCGCCACCCCCTGGCGGTAGGCCTCGCCGTCGCGGCTCTGATCCTGATCCTCTCGCTCCTCCGGTAATCCCATGCACATGACCGACCGGGGCCTTCTGGCCCTCGTCCGGCACGAAGGACTCGTGCCCGGGCCCTATCTCGATGTGAAACAGGTCTGGACCTTCGGCATCGGCCACACCACCGCGGCCGGGCCGCCCCATCCGGCCACCATGCCGCGCGGCATGCCCGCCGATCTCGATGCCGGGATCCGCGAGGCGTTTCGGGTCTTCCGCGCCGACCTCGCGCGCTACGAGACAGCCGTCCTGCGTGCCGTGAAGGTGCCGCTGGCACCGCACGAGTTCGATGCGCTGGTCAGCTTTCACTACAACACCGGGGGCATCGCGAAGGCCGCGCTGACCCGGCACCTCAATGCCGGCAATCGCGTTGCAGCCGCCGACGCGTTTCTGAACTGGCGGCGACCGGCCTCCATCATCCCCCGCCGGGAGGCGGAGCGCGATCTGTTCCGCCATGGCCGCTATCCCGGCGGCACGATCCCGGTCTGGTCCGTGGATCGCACGGGCCGGGTGGACTTCTCGCGGCCGATCCGCCGACTGACCGAGGATGAGGCGCTGGCGCTGCTGGGGCGGTCGCCGCTGCCGAGGCCGCCGGCCCTCGATCCTGCGCCCGACGCGCCGACCGGCTGGCTCGTTCGGCTGGTGCTGAACGGCACGACCGAAATCCGCGGCTCTCTAGGCGAAATCTCCGCCACCCACGTCTCGCTCGCCACCGCGATCTGGCTGCAGACCATGGTGCCGCTGACGGCCGGCGATACCGTCGAGCTGCAAGGATACTTCCGGGTCGCGGACGGCTACTTCGCCGCCGATCACACGTCCTTCTGGGGCTGCAAGATCGGCTGA